CCTATCGCGTTTGGGTTGGAGTTTTATGTATCGCGTCCAAGAATGACGGCGAGCTTCCGCCGTTCGAGGACATGGCGATACTGCTTCGCATGAAGCCTGAGAAGCTCCAGCCCGAGATAGAAAGGCTAATAGAAGCAAGGCTGTTAGACCACGATGACGATGGTTTGCGCCCGCACAACTGGAACACCCGGCAATACAAATCGGATGTTTCAAATGAGAGAGTGAAACGGCACAGGGAGCGGCAACGTAACGTTACAGTAACGCCCCCAGAGACAGAACAGATACAGAGTACAGAACAGAAGAAAGATATTCGGGCGGTCGCAAGGGCGACACGCCCCGCTGATCGGTTTGACGACTTTTGGAAAGCCTACCCACGACGCGATGGGGCAAACCCGAAAACACCGGCACGAAATAAATTCGTGGCTCTCGTGAAATCGGGCGTCGATCCGGGCGAAATCATAACTGCGGCCAGCCGCTACGCTGCGGAAATGCGCGCAAAAGGCCAAGAACGCACGCCCTACGTTGCCCAGGCGATGACGTGGCTCAACCAACAGCGTCACGGCGATTACAGCGAACCGGAATCCGGACAACTGATTGATGCGCCGGGATTTTACGCATCGTTCAGCAGTCCGCAGCTTGAGGCTTGGGACGAATACGAACGCAGGATCGGCAAGCGAAAGCCCCGCGACAAGGCGGGAGGCTGGCGATACGAGACGGAATGGCCGCCGAACCACGGAGAACAAGCAGCATGAAATGGTACGCCGTAATGACATCCCCTCGATCTGAGGAAGTCGTAACACGCGACCTCAAGCGATCCGGCTACTGGACGTTCTACCCATTCGAGCGTGTTCGCAGGCGCCGCAAGCGGCCAAATGTGGATAAATACCTAGTCGAGTGGATCAATAGACCGCTATATTCCCGATATGTTTTCGTTGCGGTCAAGGACGGGCAGGGGCTCTACGGCGTCACCGAGACAGACGGCGTTGTGACCGTGGTTTGCAGCGGTAACGAGCCACTAGAGATACCCCATTCAGTAATGGAACGCCTGATTGAACAGGCAGACAGCAAAGGACAGGTTGGCGCTGTGGATTTGGTCGCCCGGCCCCGGTTTAAGCCCGGCCAGGCTGTGCGGTTCCAGGATAATTCTCCCATGTCAGGATTATTAGCACAGATTGCGCTTGACAATGGGAAAGAGGTCCGTGTATGGCTTGACGTGCTGGGGGCTAGACGCCTGATCGGCGTTGATCCTGCGGCGGTCGCGGAAATCGCTTAGGCGCGCGATTGGTGGCGAGCAGGCCCTTCCGAAGCAATCACCCCTTCGGAGACAGCCCTTAGTAGCCGCCGTCCCCTGGACAATACCCGCTGAGATGGCGGGTTTCGGTGTTTGCATGACAAGACGAATTTATGTCGGCCCCGGAAGATACGCACTTGTTGATGATGACGACGCCGAGCGGGTAGCTCGCGTGGATTGGTATCCAGTCCATGGAAATACGGTGTACGCCAAAACCGGAAGCTCAAGGATCGGTGCAAATCAAAAGCTGATGCACCGGCTTATCATGCGGGCCCCGGTCGGGTCGATCATCGACCACATCAACGGCGACGGGCTCGATAACCGAAAACAAAATCTTCGCTTCGTTACCGCGTCAGAGAACGCCCAAAACAGATTTAGCCACCTGCGGCTAGATCCGCACCAGACCCGCGACAAGATCAACCTCACCCCGTTTCAGTTGCCCAGGGATACGTCGATCCATCCGCTCGACCAGACTGCGATGCAGCGCCGCCGCAGAAGGGTGCGCGCTGCTGCCAAGAGACAGATGGAATTGAAAGCAAAGTATGCTTTTCCGGTGTAGCCGGTGCCTGTACCCGAATACGAAACCAGATTTACATTTTACAGATGGTATTTGTTCGGCCTGCCTGGCATTCGACCGGCGCGCGGGGATTGACTGGCCTAATCGACAGGCTGAATTTGTAGAATTGGTGCGCCAGCATCGCGGCGAGAGCCATGACGTGATTGTCGCCTGTAGCGGCGGCAAGGATTCGACCTGGCAGGTTATCAAGTGCCTTGAGCTTGGCCTAAAGCCGTTAGCTGTTACTGCAACGACCGATGATCTTTCGCCGTTCGGCAGGCGAAACCTCGATAACATTTCACGGCTTTGCGACCACGTTGAAATCACGCCGCACAAGCCGACGCGGGACAAGATCGCAGCCTTCGCATTGCGCGAGGTGGGCGATATAAGCTGGTGCGAGCATCATCTGATCTGGTCGGTGCCTGCGCGTGAAAGCGTGGCGCGGAATATCCCGATTGTGCTTTACGGCGAGTGTCCGCAGAACGAATACGGCGCGGGCCCGGCTGGCACGGAAACGAAAGAGTTTCTAACCAAAGACTGGGTTGACGAGTTCGGCGGCCTGCTCGGGCTGCGGCTCGGTGATCTGTCTGACTTGCTCGACATCGACACGCGGCAGCTAGAGGTCTATCGCTACCCGCCCGATGTTGACCGTGTTCGCGCGATCTTCATGGGCGCGTTCTTCCCCTGGGATGGACGCGAGAACGCACGCATCGCTGAGCGGCACGGCTTCATCCCGGCCCCTTTCGACGTTGAGGGCTCATACGGAAACTATGAGAACCTCGACAACTACCAGACAGGCATTCACGATGGGCTGCGCTGGCTCAAGTTCGGTTACAGCCGCGCTACGGACATTCTGAGCAACCACATTCGGCGCGGGCTTATGTCGCGCCAGGACGCAGCGGAACTTGCGTTGAAGGCTGACCGCTCAACGCCCCAAACATATCTCGGCAAGCCTATAGTGGACATTCTCGGGCGCATCGGCGTTTCGCCCGATGAGTACAACGATATCTGCAAGCGTTACACGAACTGGGATGCTGTCACTTGGGCATCAAGTCCCGAATCATACCTTGCCTGCTCTGGGACGAACACGGCGCCGTCAAGGGCCGAGGGTTCAGCAAAGACCGCCGCATAGGCTCGATGGCGGATCGCATCCGCCTCTTGGAACGCCGCGACATTGACGAACTGATTATCCTTGACGTGTCGCGCCTGGCGCCACGGTTTGAGGAGGTCACGCGCCTGACCGAGCCGTTGTTCTGCCCGATCACGGTCGGCGGGGGCATCAAGAATGTTGCTGACATACAGCGGTTGCTTGCGGGCGGCGCAGATAAAGTGGCCGTCAACCGTATGGCGCGGGACAAGCCTGAGTTTGTCCGTGAGGCGAGCGAGCGGTTCGGCGCGCAAGCCATCGTCGTCGCGATTGACGTTAGGCCGGGCGACGAGCCCGCCGAGTTCGCGGCCAGGATGGAACGTCTCGGGGCGGGTGAAATCCTGCTGACGAGCGTTGAGCGTGACGGCGCGATGCAGGGCTATGACTTGGACACGATCCGCGCTGTGTCTGATGCGGTGTCTATCCCCGTCATAGCGGCGGGTGGCTGTGGTTCATACCAACATATGCTCGATGCGATGCAGGCCGGCGCCCATGCGGTTGCGTCCGGCGCGATGTTTCAGTTTCGTGAGACGACACCGAAGGACGCGGCGCGTTACCTAGACCAGCACGGAATACCGACACGCCTATGAAATCGGTTCTCATCACTGGCGGCTCTGGTTCATTCGGCCAGGCGTTCACCAAGCGATTGTTACGCGATGGCGTTGAGCGGGTTGTGATCCTTTCCAGGGGGGAACACACGCAAGCCGAGATGCGCGACCGGCTGAGTGACGACCGGCTGCGGTTCTTCATCGGTGACGTTCGCGACCGTGACCGGCTGCGTCGCGCATTTGATGGCGTTGACGTTGTAGTTCATGCGGCGGCGTTGAAACGGATCGAGGTCGGCGCCTACGACCCGATTGAGATGGTTAAGACTAACGTTATCGGGACCATGAACGTGATCGAAGCCGCGATGGACGCCAAGGTTCGGCGCGTCGTCGGGCTTTCATCGGACAAGGCATGGCAGCCGATCAGCCCTTACGGGCAGAGCAAGGCGCTGGCGGAATCGTTGCTGCTCAACGCGAATAACACGGGCGGCAAGAATGGTCCTAAGTTTGTTGTTACACGCTACGGCAATGTTGCGGGCTCGCGCGGCTCGGTTATTCCGCGCTGGAAGGAAATGAAGCGCAGCGGGATTAACACCGTTCCTGTGACGGACCCGGATTGCACGCGGTTCTGGATGTGGATGGACGAGGCGGTTGACCTCGTGCTGCAGGCGGCCAAATCAAACAGCGAGATGCTGATACCAAAGCTCCCGGCGTACCGCTTGGGCGATTTGGCATCGGTGCTAGGCGTCAAGATGGACGTGAAGGGGCTTCCCCCGTTTGAGAAGCGCCACGAGGGCATGGACTTCGGCAACACGTCAGACATTGCGCGGCGCATGGACCGTGATGAACTCGCGGAGGCAGTAGCCCGGCTATGAACGTCTGCATCATCCAGGCGCGAATGGGCTCGGCCCGGTTGCCCGGCAAGGTGATGCTGCCGCTCAACGGCCATACCGTGATTAGCGAAGTGGTTGCGCGGTGCTGGCAAATACCGGGGATTGATCTGGTTGTTGTCGCCACGCCTGACGATGTGATCGAGAAAGAAATCGGAAGCGTCTGCAAGGTTGTTCGCGGTCCCGAGCATGACGTGCTGAGCCGCTACGTGAAGGCGGCACGGGAGACAGACGCCAAGGTTATCATGCGGATCACGGCGGATTGTCCGCTGCTGTGTCCTGAGCTTTGCGGCCTGGTGCTGAACGCACTGCCGGGCCACGACTACGCCAGCAACGTAGAGCCGCGCACGTTCCCGCAGGGCTACGATTGCGAGGCTTTCACGTTCGAGACGCTGTACCGGGCCGGCATGGAGAGCGATGAGCGTGAACACGTCACGACATGGATGCGATCAGCCGACATCAAACGCGTCAATGTCAGGGCGCCCTTCAAAATGGAAGGCAGGCTTACACTCGACACCGAGGACGATTACCGCGTCATCTGCGCCGCCTTCGGGCATGAACCTTACCAGTGTTTACGCGCGGCCTGACCGGCACGAACTGCTGTATGCGCTTCTATCGGAGCGCGACGAGGCGGCGAACATCAGTCACAGGGCGATGCCCTCCTTTGAGGATCATTGCCGGTTTGTTGAGTCGATGCCTTATGAAGGTTGGTATTTCATCGGTGACGCTTTCGGCGCCTGTTATCTGTCGCACCAAAATGAAATCGGCGTGTTTGTGTTCAAGCAACACCGTGGCAAAGGATACGGGCCGCAAGCCGTCAAGGCGTTAATGGAATTGCACGGCAAGCGCCGCTATCTGGCGAATGTCAGCCCGCGCAATGAGGCGTCGGCGGCCATGTTCGCCGCGCTCGGCTTCAAGATGGTGCAACATACCTACGAGGTCCAATGAATGCCTTTCAGGTTGTCCGCGATTTTGAAAAGGCCATCGCGGACTATACGGGTGCGAGATACGCGGTAACGGTCAACAGTTGCACGATGGCGCTGCTGCTGGCGTGCAAGTGGCTCAACGTCGATAGGGTTGAGATACCAAAGTTCACATATGTTTCCGTCCCGCAGTCGATCATGCACGCGGGCGGCAAGGTTCAATTCCGCGACGAGGATTGGCGCGGCGAATATCAGTTGAAGCCTTACCCGGTATGGGATTCGGCGCGGCGCTTCACGTCCGGCATGTATCGGCCCGGTCAATATCAGTGCGTATCATTCCATTGGTCGAAGATATTGGGGCTGCAACAGGGCGGGGCGATCCTGCACGACAACGCGGACGCGGACGAATGGCTAAGGAGGGCACGGTTTGATGGGCGGAAAGAAGGCGTACAGCCTAAAGACGATACGTTCCTTTCTATTGGCTACCACTGCTATCTATCTCCTGAAATTGCCGCGCTAGGGCTGGTCAAACTGTCGTTTCTACCCGAGCACAACGACGACTTGCCGAATAGCGACTATCCCGATTTGAGCAAGATCGGGATATTCCAATGAAAATCCAGGGCCGTAAGATCGGCTATGATCTGCCGCCGTATCTCGTTGCGGAAATAAGCTGCAACCACAACGGCCATATCGAGAAGGCGAAAGACCTGATTGACGCCGCGATATGGGCGGGCGCCGACGCGGTTAAGTTCCAGACCTACACGCCGGGCGATCTGTGCAAGCCCGATAGCGAACTGTGGGCGCTGTACGAAAAGGCGATGACGCCGCGCGAATGGCACGAGGAGTTGTTTGAGTATTGCAGGCACGCGCACATGCCCGCGTTCTCAAGTCCGTTCAGTGTCCATGCGGTTGAGTATCTTGAGCGGACGATATCCCCGCCCTGTTACAAGATCGCAAGCCCCGAGGCGCTTAGGGCCGACATTGTTGAGGCGATAGCCAAGACCGGCGACCCGGTGATTGTTTCGACCGGCGCACTGTCGAGCATGGCGCAGATCGAGGACTTAGAGGTTCGGCTAGGCCCTGATGTGGTGTTCCTGCACTGCATTGCGGAATACCCGGCCAAGGTCATCGACGGGAATTTCGCGGCGCTCAAGACGCTGAAACAAAATGGCCGATTGGTTGGCCTATCGGATCACAGCCCCGGCCTTGTCGCGCCAGTTGCGGCGACCGCGCTCGGCGTTGTGATGATCGAAAAGCATATCAAGATTGATGACGATTGCATTGACGCGGAATGGTCGCTGAACCGGCAAGAGTTTGCCGACATGGCGAGCGCGGTTCGCGACGTGTGGCACGGGATGGGCGACGGGCAAATCAGGGCGACATGCAAACCACGGACACTGTAGAGTTTTGGCGCGGCAGCTTCGGTGACGAATACACGCACCGCAACAACGATTTGAACTTGGGGGCCAGGCTGGGCCTCTGGAAACTGATTTTGCCGAAGGGCTGCGAGTCGATCCTAGAGGTGGGCGCCAATGTCGGGGCTAACCTCGATGCGCTGTCGCAGATCACGGCGGCGGAGATGTACGCGGTCGAGCCGAACGACACGGCGCGGTCAATCCTTGCGTCAAAACAGTTGATGCCTGATCGCAACATCACGGGCGACACGGCGGACAAGATCGGGTTCCCCGATAAGGTTGCCGATCTGGTGTTCACGTCCGGCGTTCTGATCCACGTCCCGCCCGACAAGATCGAAGCCAGTATGCGGGAGATTTACCGGCTGTCACGCCGATGGATTATCTGCGGCGAGTATTTCGCGCCATCCGAGGAGATGGTGCCGTATCGCGGGCATGACGGGGCGATGTGGCGGCGCGACTACGGCGGCATGTTCCTCGATATGTTCCCGCTGAAATGCAAAACCAACCTGTTCGCGTGGAAGCGCATGACGGGATTAGACAACCTCACATTCTGGGTGTTTGAAAAATGAAAACCTGCAAGCAATGCCAGCATTTCTCAAAGTCCGGCGAGGACAGCGGCGCTTGCAGACGATTTCCCCCGCAACTCCCGGCGCCGAATTATAGCCAGTTCCCGCCGACCAAGCCGGAATGGACGTGCGGCGAATACAAAGCCGCTGTGAAAAAGAAAAATGACTGAGGAACAGAAGAAAAAGCCCGGCAATCGTTTCGTCAAAGGGCAGTCCGGCAACCCCAAGGGAAGGCCCATCGGGTCCAGAAACAAACTGGCCGAGGATTTTCTCCGTGACGTTCTTGATGTCTGGACCGCCAGCGGCAAGGACGCCGTGATTGCCATGAAGAACACCGACCCCGGCGCATTCGTGCGCTGCGTGGCGTCAGTGCTGCCGAAGGAAACGGAGATTACGTTCCGCAATGAACTTGACCAGATGACGGATGCAGAACTTAGAAACTTTATCAGGCGAGAGCTTGCGGACGGCGGCGGCAGCGGCGCAGAAACTACGGAACCGGAGGGTTCGATCCTCACTCACTGAGTGGTGCAAGCATTGCGGGTTTCAGCCCGCCGCACATCATCAGTTGCTAATCAGCCGGTTGGAGGCGGTGACGCGCGGTGAGATAGATCGCCTTGCGGTGTTCATGCCGCCCGGCGCCGCCAAGTCAACTTATGCGTCCATCCTGTTCGCGCCTTGGTATCTGACGCAACGTCCAGCCGACTCGATCATTGCCGCGTCACATACACAAGAGCTTGCCGAACGGTTTGGCAGGCGCGTCCGCAATCTGATCCAGGCCAGCGGCCAAGTGTTGGGCTACAGCTTAGCAGCGGATAGCCAGGCGGCGGGCAAGTGGGAGACGGACGCGGGCGGGGAATACTTCGCCTCCGGTGTTGGCGGTTCGATCACGGGGCGCCGCGCCGACCTTGCGGTGATTGACGATCCAGTGCGCGGGCGCGAGGACGCCGAGAGCGAGTTAATCCGGGACAAGACTTGGGAATGGTACAAGTCGGACCTCTACACGCGACTAAAGCCGGGCGGGCGAATTGTTCTGATCCAGTGCATGACCGGCGACACGCCCGTTTTAATGGCGTCGGGGCACGAAAAGCCGCTGTGTGATGTTCGCCCCGGCGACCGCGTTGCGACATACGAAAACGGAAAAGTCTCGTCTTCCACAGTTCTGAACTGGATCAATCACGGCCCTGATCGTGTTTTTGAAATCAGGATGAAGTCAGGTATTACCGTCAAGGCAAACGCAAGGCATCCGTTCCTTGTGTGTGAAGACGGCAAAACAAAATGGCAGCGAACGGCTACGCTAAAAAAGGGCAGCGTCATCCTGAGGGCCACTGGGGCAAATGGAAAGGCGCTAAATGTTCCGCTGATGGCTGCGACATGCCTGCAAGATGCAGGGGTATGTGTATGTCGCACTACAATAAGCACCGATGGAAGGCCGGTGTTCGGCCACCTTCGGTCAACCCTATGTCAAGGCGCGAGGCGCATTTGCGTCACCGCTACGGAATTAGCCTTTCAGAGTATGGGCGGCTTCTGGATGAACAGGGCGGTGTGTGCGCCGTATGCAAGCAACCGCCAACTGGCGATAACACCCGCGCCCACTGGGGCAACAAGCTTTGCGTCGATCACTGCCACGATAGCGAAAAGATTAGGGGCCTTCTCTGCAACGATTGCAACCTCGCAGTCGGCTACGGGAAAACTGAGAAAATTCTTCTCGCCGCCGCTAAGTACATACGAAATAACAGGTGACACTGTTGTTGATGTTGTTGACGCTGGCGTTCAAGACGTTTTCGACATTCAGGTTGACAGGACAGAGAATTTTATTGCCAACGGGCTGATAAGCCATAACACCCGCTGGCATGAAGACGACCTTGCTGGCAGGCTTATGGCCGACGCTGCCAGCGGAGGCGACCAGTGGGAGGTGATAAGCCTTCCCGCGATAGCCGAGGAGGACGACGCATTAGGGCGAGCCATCGGAGAGCCTTTATGGCCCGAGTGGGAAAACGCCGATGCCCTCGAACGGAAACGCCGCGCGGTCGGCCCGCGCGATTGGTCTGCCCTTTACCAGCAACGCCCGGCACCGGAGGATGGTGATTATTTCCGGGCGGATTGGTTGCGAACCTACGACAAGTTACCGCACCGGGACACGCTGCGGGTTTACGGCGGGAGTGATTACGCCGTAACGGCGGACGGCGGCGATTACACGGTTCATGTCGTGGTCGGGCTGGACCCCGAGGGCCGGATGTACGTCCTCGACCTGTGGCGCAAACAATCCAGTTCGGACGAATGGGTTGAGGCGTTCTGCGATCTGGTCAAGCAATGGAAGCCGATTGGCTGGGCCGAGGAAAAGGGGCAGATCAATGCTGGCGTCGGCCCGTTTTTGGATCGTCGGATTAACGAGCGCGCTGCTTATGTGGCTCGCGATCAATTTCCTACGCGCGGCGACAAGGCTACACGGGCACAGAGTATCCGTGGACGTATGGCCAGCGCCGGACTTTACTGCCCCTTCGGAGCAAGCTGGTATCCCGAGTTCCGCCGAGAACTTCTCTCATTCCCAGCCGGAAAGCACGACGACCAAGTGGATGCACTAGGTCTTGTCGGTCAGCTTCTCGACGTGATGATGAAGGGCAGCCCGTTGCCCGCGCCAGAGAAAAACAAAAACCCGAGCGGCTATCGTCGGCACGACGAGGCCGAGCGACTGGACGACTGGAAAACAATCTAGATGCTCGAAACCTCATACACGTCCCGAGCCGCCGGCAGCGTCTCGGGCGGCAGCGAAACTGCGCAGAGTGGTCAATACTGGTCGCTATCGAAGCTTCGCAAGGCGTATTCAGATTATCTGTTTTCCAAGCGCGAGGAGATCGACGAGCAGATCGACGCGCGGCGCTATTACCACGGCAGTCAATGGACCGCCGAACAGATTACTGTGATGAAGCGGCGCAAGCAGCCGGTGATGACGTTCAACCGGATTGCCCGCAAGATCGACGGCGTGACCGGCTTAATTGAGCGGATGCGTCAAGACCCGAAAGCCTACCCGCGCACACCAAAGCACGAGGAAGGCGCGGAGCTTGCTACGGCTGCGCTGCGCTATGTGCTGGATCAACAGAACTGGGCGGCCAAGTCACCGCAGGCCGCGCAGGACGGCGCCGTTGACGGTATCGGCGGCATCGAGCTTGAAATCGAGCAGGGCGATAACGGCGACAAGGAAATTGGATTTGAACTTGTCGACATTCAGTCGTTCTTCTACGACCCACGCTCCTATGAAATGGATTTTTCCGATGCGCGATACCTTGGCATTGGAAAGTGGCTTGACGTTGACGTGGCGCAGGAGATGTTCCCCGACGCCGGCGAAGACGCATTCGGCTCTGACGATGAATTGGTCGGCAATACCGATAGGGAAGCCCGCTGGTTTTCTACGGACGGCGTGAACCGCCGCGTTCGCATCATTGATTGCTGGTACAAGCACAAGGGCGGCTGGTGCTGGGCAGTGTTCAGCGGCAATAAAGTCTTGATGGAAGGCAAGTCGTACTTCCAAAACGAAAAGAGAAAAGACCTCTGCAAATATATCATGTTCAGCGGAAACGTCGATCAGGACGGCGACCGCTACGGCTTTATTCGTAACATGAAGTCCGCGCAGGACGGCATCAACGCGCGGCAATCCAAGATGCAGCATATCCTTGCCTCGCGCCGGCTGATCCTGTCGCACGGCGCGGTTGAGGATGTCGAGAAAATCCGCCGCGAATGGGCACGCCCTGACGGCGTGGTGCTGACAAACCGCCCCGTTAACGAGGGCGTCAAGTCCGACGACCAGTCCTTTGACTTCGCGGGCTGGACCAAGATGCTCGAAATGAACTTAGCCGAGATTGAGAACTTCGGCCCTAACCCTGCATTGATCGGCCAGGGGATTGAGAACAAGTCGGGCCGAGCCATTGCGCTTTTGCAGCAGGCGGGCATTGCCGAACTGGGTCCGTATATCCTGGCGTTCCGTGGTTGGAAGCTGCGGGTCTATCGCGCGATCTGGGGCGCCGTTCAGCAGCACTGGACAGGTGAGCGATGGGTGCGCGTGACCGACGACGAGGGGTTGGCGCAGTTCATCCAGATCAACGGGCTTCAACTTGGCCCTGACGGGCAGCCCGCGATGGTCAACGCCATCGGTTCACTGGACGTTGATATTATTCTGGACGAGGCGCCGGACGCCATCACGACGCAGGGCCAGTCTTTCGAGGTTCTTCAAGCACTCGGGCCTACGTTTGTCGAGCGGTTCCCCGACATTGCCATTGAACTTTCGCCGCTTGACGCCGGGACGAAAAAGAAAATCCGCGACCGGCAACAGCAGGCGTCACAGGCGGCGCAGCCGCAGCAGGCGTTGCAGATGGCGGCGGGTGAGGCCGAGGTGCGGCAGACGCAGGCCGACGCCGAACTGAAACAGGCGCAGACCGCCAAGACCTTGATGGAAGCGCGGCTTGCCCCGATGCAGGCCGCGATGGACGGGCAGATGCCCGAGCAGCCGCAAGAATACCAGCTACCGCCTGAATTGCAGAACGCACAGGCGATGGCGGATATCGAGGAAACCGCAGCGAACGCAGAACACAAGCGGGCGCAGGCGTTCAAGACCGTCGAGGAAGCGCGGCTCGCGCCGCAGCAGATGCAGATGGATGTCTTTAACGCCGCTGCCGACCGTGAGCTAGCGGCGACTAAGCAGAAATCGCAGGCCCAGCGATAGGGCAACGCACGCACCGGGCGATAACCGGGCAACACGTCATCGCACGAAACGCGAAAGGAACGGCGAAATGGCCGAAGAAATAACTGTGTCTATGGACGACAAGGAACTGTTCCAGAGTGCAATGGAGCCCGAGCAGGAAACTGCCCCGGAGCCGGAGCAAGAACAGCCAAGGGATGAAGGCGGGCGGTTTGCCCCCAAGGCTAAAGAGCCGGAACAGGTTGAGCCACAAGCGCAGCCTGATGCCACGGCAACACCCGAACCGGAAGCCAAAGACGAGGGCAACGTGCCCTCATGGCGGCTCCGCGAACTTCGGGAAGCCAGGGACGCAGCCGAGCAGAAGGCGCAACGAGAGGCGCAGGAACGCTACGCATTGCAGCAGCAGTTTGCGGCGATGCAGCGCGAGCTTGCAAGTCTCAAAGCACCCAAGCCCGAGCCGGTCGATTTCTTCCAAGACCCTGACGCGGCAATGAACCAACGGCTCGCGCCGGTTCAATCCGAAATGGAGCGGTTTAAGACCGATCTGCGGATGGAATTTTCGCGAGAGCTTGCTGTGCTTAAGCACGGCGAGGCCGTTGTTACCGAGGTAGAAGACGCCGTTGCGAAAGCAATGCAGGCCAATCACCCGGACATGCCGTCACTGTCGGCACAGGTGCGCCAATCGAGTAACCCCGTTGAAACCGTTATCAAGTGGTATCAACGGAACAAGCTGATGGAGACAACGGGCGGCGACCTCAACAAGTACCGAGAACAGGTGCTTGAGGAAGCCTTGAAAGACCCGAAGTACCAGGCGCGGCTACTCGAAGCGACACGCTCCCAGGTCCAAGCCAATCCTTCAACAATCAAACTGCCGCCGTCACTCAACAAGGCCACAGGGGCAGGCATCTCGAATGCCGAACCCGACGATGGCGACATGAGCGACGGGGCATTGTTCCGCAGCGCGATGGGAAGCCGTCGCAGATAATCAAGAAAGGGAAACGGCATGGCCGTTACCACCGTACAAGCCAACAACAAGTTGGTGCGGTACACTCGCGACATCAATCGCGAGTTTGTCCGCCAAAACCTGTTCTCCCCCTACATGGGCGAAGGGCTGGACTCGATCATTCGGGTTCGCCAAGAGCTTAAGCAGGGCGGCGAGCAGATGAACATCCCGCTCGTGACCAAGCTCAACGGCGCCGGTAAGTCCACCGGAACGCTGGCGGGCTCGGAGGAGCGCATCGACAACTACGGCATGCGCCTCTGGCTCGATTGGTGGCGCCACGCGGTTGTCACATCGAAAGCCGAGCAGCAGAAGGACAGCGCCGACATCTTCGGTGAGGCGAAGCCCCTTCTGTCGGATCGCGGCAAGGAATTGCAGCGTGACGAACTGATCCAGGCTTTCATGGGCCTGCCGTCCGAATCTGCCCCGGCCAATCTCGGGACCGAGGAAGGACAGCGCGTCAACGGCATCCTGTTCGACCAGGCGACCGCAGCCCAGCGTAACGCTTGGCTTGCCGATAACGTGGACCGTGTGCTGTTCGGCAATGCTCTGTCGAACCACTTCTCGTCCACGGCGATTGCGTCGGCCACTTCGGCGCTTTCGGTGATCGGATCGGTGAAGCTGACGGCGCTC